AATAGCAGGATATTAATTTATGGAAGAGAAAAATTACCTAGATAGTCCACACAGTCAGTTAAGAGAATGGGTGTTAGACAGAGTAGACCAGTGGGAGGACCACAGGAATACTAACTATATGTCTAAGTGGGACGAATATTACAGATTATGGCGTGGTATTTGGGCAACAGATGACAAAACAAGGCAGTCAGAGAAGAGTAAATTAATTTCTCCAGCCACATCACAGGCAATTGAAGCTACAGTAGCAGAATTAGAGGAAGCAATCTTTGGAGGAAACCGTTGGTTTGACCTAGAAGATGACATCCTTGACCAAAACAAACAAGACGCAGAGTACATACGTAACTTACTTCATGAAGATTTAACAAAAGATGGAGTTAAGGACGCTATTGCAGAGTGTTTACTTAACGGTGCTATATTTGGTACAGGTATTGGTAAGGTATTAGTACAGGATAAAATGGAAATGGTAGCAACTGAGGTGCCTATTCCGGGTACTATGACTACTATGACGGAAACAGAAGAAGTTCCGTACACATGTGTTAAGTTAGAATCAGTATCACCAAAAGAATTTGTTATTGACCCTACAGCTACAACAATAGATGAAGCATTAGGTGTCGCCCACATAGTAATTAAACCAAGATATATGATTACTAAGGGTATGAAGGATGGTATATATAATGATATGCCATTAGGTAGTTATGATAAAGCAGACTTTGGCTTTGATGAAGAGTTTAGTGACTCTGATGAAGATGACAAAGTAAAGATTGTAGAATATTGGGGATTAGTTCCTAAAAGATTTCTTAGTGGAAACTCAAGCAGCGTAGACCAGTTTGACTACAATGATGATGAGTTAGTTGAAGCAGTTGTTACAATTGCTAATGACGATTGCGTACTAAGAGCAGCAGAAAACCCATACATGTTAAATGATAGACCGTTTGTTGCCTATCAAAATGACCGTGTTCCCTCGAAGTTCTGGGGTAGGGGTGTAGCTGAAAAGGGATATAATCCACAGAAAGCTTTAGATGCTGAACTGAGAGCTCGTATTGACGCCTTAGCACTCACGACACACCCAATGATGGGATTAGACGCCACTCGTCTACCACGTGGAACAAAATTTGATGTCCGTCCCGGTAAGACTATCCTCACAAATGGCGACCCTAAATCCGTTCTAATGCCACTGAACTTTGGTAGTCTATCCCAGTCGACCTTTACCGAAGCAGCAGAGCTAGAACGCATGGTTCAGATGGGTACTGGTGCTATGGACACAGCTAACAGTAACTTTTCCAATCCTCGGAATGGAACTGCTAGTGGTATGTCAATGCTCCAAGCAGCATCTATCAAACGTCAGAAGAGAACACTAATGAATTTCCAAGATTCATTCTTGATTCCTATGATTAATAAAACTTTATACAGACGTATACAGTTTGATAACGAAAGATATCCAGCAGTAGACTTTAAGTTTAAACCTTACAGTAGTCTGGGTATTATGGCTAAGGAATTAGAAACAACACAGATGGTACAGTTGTTATCTATGACACCACAAGGTTCTCCTGCGTTTTATGTTATCTTAATGAGTATATTTGAGAACTCATCACTAGCAAACAGAACACAATTAGTGCAAGCAATCAACCAAATGATGCAGCCTAATCCTCAAGATGAGCAAATAAAACAAATAGAAATGCAAAAGTCTATGCTTGAACTAGAAGAACTTAAAGCAGACATTAATAAGCTATATGCAGAAGCACAGAAGCTACAAGTAGATGCAGGTGATAAAGCATCTAATGAAACTTTAGCTAAGAAACAACTAGAACTAGCTGAGAAGATGGTAAGAATAAAAGGTATACAGTCAGAAACTGCACGTAATGTACCTGAAGTAGAACATCTAAACTCAGAAACTATACTTAATTTGTCTAAAGCAATGAACGGATGACAGATAGAGAAGTATTAGAACAACGATTAGACATGATTCAACATGATGGCTGGCGTGTATTGTTAGAAGAGTACACTAAACTAGCAGAGTCACTTGAAAAAATCTATGACATTGAAGATGAAAAGACTCTACACTTACGTAGAGGACAGGTATCTTTCCTAAACATGTTTATTAATTTAGAGGAAGCTACCAAACTAGCGTTAGAACAACTGGATTAGTACCAGCTCTAACATTTTTATAACCCCCATAATCTTAAAAGACGGAGGTAAGAAGCATGAGTAGTAAAATTGTAGACCCTGAGGTTCATGAAGAACCAGTAGAAGAGCAAGTAAACGAATCTTTAGAAGCATTAGCTGTAGAGGATGAAGTAGAACAGGAAGAAATTCAAGAGCAAGAAGAGCCTGAACTTCCTAAGAAATTTCAAGGTAAGTCCTCATCAGAAATAGCTGAAGCCTATGAGAACCTAGAGAAAGAACTAGGTAGGAAAGGGCAAGAGATTGGTGAACTTAGAAAGCTAACTGATTCTTATTTGCAATCACAGATAAGTTCGCAAAGCCAACAGACTACCACAAGTGAGCCAGCAGATTTTTATGATAATCCTGAAGAAGCAGTCAGGCAAATTATAGATAATCATCCTAGGTTCAGAGAGTTTTCGGAACAGACACAACAGCAACAAGCTGCTTTGACTGCCCAACAACTCGAAAAGGCACATCCAGATTTCCAAGAAGTCATCACTGACGGAGGATTTCAGGAGTGGGTAAATGGAAGTAAGATAAGACAACGCTTGTATAAAGAAGCAGACTCTTATGACTTTGATGCAGCCAATGAACTGCTTACGACTTGGAAAGAAAGACAAATGATTTCTAAGACGAAAGAAGTAAATGAAAGCAAAAAGACTAAAAGAGATACTGCAATGAAAGCAGGTGAAGGAGTATCAAGAGCTTCCGGTGAGTCAACAGCTGGTAAAAAGATTTACAGGCGTGCTGATTTAATACGTTTAAAACAGACTGACCCAAAGCGTTATCAGAGTTTAGAAGATGAAATCTACGAGGCTTACGCAGAGGGGAGGGTAAAATAATAAGATATATAGGAGATATATAAATGGCAACAGGTGTAATTGGTACTAATAACCAAACAGTCACTACAGCTGCAACTTTTATTCCAGAGTTGTGGAGTGACGAAGTTATTGCCAGTTATCAAAAGAACTTAGTATTAGCTAATTTGGTAACTCGCATCAACCACAAAGGTAAGAAGGGTGATACAATCAACATCCCAACACCGGTACGTGGTTCAGCAACTTCAAAGGGAGAGAACTCGCTAGTAAAGATTCAAGGCGATACTCATGGCAACACAGCACTAAGCATTGACAAGCACTATGAATACTCAGTGCTAATTGAAGATATGGCAGAGGTTCAAGCATTGAGTTCTCTACGTAGATTCTACACAGAAGATGCTGGCTATGCTCTAAGTACACAGGTCGACCTAGACTTGTTTAACAAAGCAGCAGCACTTAACGGTGGTAACGGTACAGCAGGTAACTCAGGTTGGAACAAGGCACAAGTATTTAACAGCTCTGGTGTACTTTCTGACTGGGACCGCTCAGGTACTGGTAATGCTATTTCACTAGCAACTGGTGGTGACGCTGCAATCCGTGCAATGGTAGAGAAGCTAGACCTAGCTGACGTACCACAGGACGGACGTGCAATTGTTCTAACTCCACGTCAGTACACTGACATGTTAGGCATTCAGCGTTATACTGAGCAAGCGTTTATTGGTGATGGTAATGCAATCAAGACTGGTAAGGTTGGACAAATCTACGGTATTGATGTATATGTTACTAACGCTATGGGTACTACTCAGTGTGCTACTGGTTCAGTCGTACATGACATTGGTCTAGTTCTACATAAAGACGCAATGGCTCTAGTTGAGCAACTAGGAGTACGTTCACAATCATCTTACATGCAAGAGTACCTAGGTGACTTGTATACTGCTGACACTATTTATGGTGTTGGTGAGATGCGTGACGCTTCAGGTTTCGCTTTTGTAACTGACAGATAATAGTTAGTTAAACCGTAACCCCTTCTACATGAGGGGGTTATATTTAGCTAATTAGGAGAACTATGAACATAGCTGATTTATTTGATGATAGTGCTTTAGACTTAGAACTAGACAAGATAAAGCAAAAGATTGCAAAACTTTATAATGAAATTCTTGAGCAAGTATTTAAAGTTGAAAATCCTACAGGTTCTCCGGAAGAACTAGCTTCTTTTTTAGAAGAAAATGGTCTACAGTTTAATAACGAACAAGGTTCTTTTGAAGAAGAAACAAGTGAAATACATGACATACTGGACCAGATGTTAAGTGGAGAAGATAACTTAGATTCAGTAAAGGACAGGAGTTATTCTAAACCTACGGTAGAGTCAGGTGCAGAATTAAAAGCACATAAAGAAACAAAAGATTTGCCTGAGATGTCGTCTTTACCTGAGCCAAAAGGATTAATGGCTACACCTAAAGATAGCCATACAAAAGCAAAAACAACATTTAAAGAACCGGAAGCATATTCAGGAAGGCTTCCTACTAGGAAAAAAGTTATACCAGTAGATGTATCTTATGCTCCATTAGTAGAACAATTTACAGATAAGTTAGCAGATATAGAACAACGTAGAAACATTGGACGTGAAAAACTTTTAGACAGGTTAGAGTAATGGCATATAAGTTAACTAGAAAACAAAGAAAGTTTGTACCTGTTTACTTATTTAGAAGGAGAGGGTGGGATGATACACCAGTAGGTCCTCCTGCTTCTCCTGAACAAGAAATAGAAACAGAATCAACTGGCTTGTATTTTATAACTGAGTCATCTAGTGATGCTAGTCCTGACTATATTATTACGGAGTAAACATGGCAACAACTAAAGTATCAGCCTTACCAGCAAAAACTTCATTAGGAGGTAGTGAGGAATTATTAATCAATGATGGCGGTACTTCTAAGAAAGTAACAGCCACTAATTTACTATCAGGAGCTTCGGTTGCTGATGGCTCTATCTCAACAGCTAAGATTGCAGATGATGCAGTTACTGAGGCTAAACTAGCCAATGCGATTAATACAGCTATTGCTGCTAACACCGCTAAAGTAACTAATGCTACACATACTGGTGATGTCACAGGAGCAACAGAACTTACAATAGCCTCTGGTGCAGTAGAAACAGGAATGATTGCTGACGATGCGGTTACAGCAGCTAAGTTAGCTAACTCTATTAATACTGAGATTGCAGCTAATACAGCTAAAGTAACTAATGCTACTCACACAGGAGATGTTACAGGTGCTACAGCACTTACTATTGCTGCTGATGCAGTCACAGGTGCTAAGATTGCTGATGACTCTATTGATTCAGAACATATTGTAGATGGCTCTATTGATACTGCTCACATTGGTGATGACCAAGTAACAGCAGATAAACTAGCCAACTCAATTAACACCGATATTGCCACAGGTGTAACAGCTAATACTACAGCAAATGCTGCTCTGCCTAAAGCTGGTGGCACTATGACTGGTAATATTACTCACGCAGGTGCTATGACATTTGATATTGGTGGTGATATAATATTAGACTCTGCTACTGATATTATATTAGATGCAGGAACTCAAGCTATTATATTAAAAGATGACGGAACTCAGTTTGGTAAAATTGATAACAACTCATCAAATATTAGAATTTATAGTGGCACGACCTTAAACACTTCAATGACTGGTGCAAATACAGCAATTGTTGGTAATCTTAATGTTGGTGGAACTGCTGTTGCTAATACAGATACCGACACATCTAATACAGGTTCAATTACTCTTAACTTTGATGCTAATCAAAACTTTGTACTCACACTTACAGGTAATGTAACTCTAGCTAATCCATCTACTGAGCAAGTAGGACAGTCTGGCTTCATTACATTCATACAAGATGGCACAGGTTCTCGTACAGTATCACTAGGCACAGACTACGAAACTGCTGGAGGTGCTGGACTAACACTAACCTCTACAGCTTCAGCAACCGACATTGTTCCTTATGTTGTCGTTGCTTCAGGAAGAATTTTACTAGGAACTCCACAATTGGCTTTCGCATAATATGGCAATAGGTTCACCACAATGGATGTATGCTTCTGGAGAGGCTTACGAAATAGACCAGAGTCTTAGGTTTGATGAAGATAGAGGCACTTATTTAAGTTGGACACCAGCTGCTGCTGGTAATAGAAAAACTTTTACTGTTTCTGCTTGGGTAAAAACATCTTTAAAATCTACTGAAGGTGTAAAGCTATTAAGAGCATATGGAGGTGATGACGATAATTGGACTGCTATTGGTAGTTTAGATAGTAGTGGAGATTTATGGGCAACTTATAACAGAGTTGGAAACAGTAATTCTGGAAGAGTGCAAGTTACTGGTAAATTTCGTGACCCTAGTTCTTGGTATCACATTGTTATTGCAGTAGATACTACACAAGGAACTGCTGCTAATAGAGTTAAAACATATATAAACGGTGAACAAACAAGTCACAGCTATACTGACTATCCTTCACAAAACTTCGATTATTCTTTTTTAAATAACACTTACGAACATAGAATATTTTATAAAGTTGAGGTTAGTAGTAATGAAGCTGGTGATGGTTATCTAGCAGAAATGAATTTTGTAGATGGACAACAACTTACCCCAGCAGACTTCGGAGAAACAGGTGACTACGGTGAATGGAAGCCTATAGAGTATTCAGGCACTTATGGTACTAATGGATTCTACCTACCGTTTAAACAAGACTATACAGTAGAAGGTTTTAGTACGGTTACTTATGCTGGTACTAGTGTTGCTGGTACTTATATAGGTGGCGTAGGTTTTCAAAGTGATTTGACTTGGGTTAAAAATAGAAGTAGTAGTGGAGAAAATCATAGTCTTTATGATGCAGTTAGGGGTGGAGGAAAAACTCTATACCCAAATTTAACTGCTGCGGAAAATAGTTCTAATCTTCTTACTTTTACAACTGATGGTTTTACTCAAAACACAACTAATAATGTTGCCTCTGGAAACAACTATGTAGCTTGGAACTGGGATATGGGTGGCTCTAATGCTACTAACACAGATGGAAGTATTACTTCAACTGTCAGAGCAAATCCTACTTATGGACAGAGTATAGTTTCTTATACTGGTAACGCTACTGCTGGTGCGACAGTTGGTCACGGATTAAGTTCTACTCCTGAATTGGTCATTACAAAACTTAGAAGTACAACTGGACATTGGCTCGTAAATCATTCTTCATTTAATGGCGATGAATACCTTGTATTAAGTTTAAATGAAGCAAAAGGAGATACTGGAACAGAGTATTGGAATGGAACAATGCCTAATAGTACAGTCTTTACTTTAGGTGCTGGTGCTACAAATAATGCTAATAGTGAAACTCATATAGCCTACTGTTTCCATAGTGTAACTGGGTATAGTAAGATTGGAAGTTATAGTGGAACAGGTAGTTCAGGAAATGCAATAACAACTGGGTTCAAACCAGCTTTTGTAATGATTAAATGTACTACAAATGCTGCTGAATGGATTATTGTTGACTCTACTAGAAACCCAACAAATCCTGTAGATAAACAACTTTTTCCAGATGTTAGTGATGCAGAAGCAACTTCTTCTAGTATTCAATTTGATAGCAATGGATTTACACTCCTTGCAGGTTATGGCAACATTAATAATGCAAGTAGGTCTTACATCTATATGGCTTTCGCTGACAAACGAGAGTACGCATACTGGTTAGACCAAAGTGGTAACAATAATGACTGGACAAGTAATAACCTAACAGAGTCAGATATATCTGTTGATAGTCCTACGAATAACTTTGCTACGCTAAATCCTATAGATACAAATACAAGTGGACAAATGGCTGTTTCTGAAGGTAATTTAAAAGTTACTCATCCAGCAAGTGGTGCTTGGGATAATGTAAAAGGAACTTTTGGTGTATCAAGTGGCAAATGGTATTGGGAAGTTAATTTTGTTAGTGGGTTAATGACAGATATTATGACAGGTATTTGTGATACATCTGCTAGTAACCGAAATGGTCAGGCTTGGG